GTTGATGGTGAGGCGTTCGGGATGTTTACCACAAATCGCAAGGTCAACAATCCGGTCAAGCTGGATATCCGCTTGATGGAGTGCGATGTGGTTGAGTCGTGGACCGGTATGCAGAACGGCAAGGAAATCGACGGGATACGCTTTGACGATGAGGGTAACCCTATCGAATACCGCGTATTGAAAACTCATCCAAGCGATTATCGCAACTTTTTGAAGTCACTTGCCGGGCAATGGACAAAAGCTGAATACGTCCTTCACTATTTCCGCGAAGTCCGGCCGGGTCAGGTGCGCGGTATTTCTGAACTTGTGCCTGCCTTATCCCTGTTTGGTGAGTTGCGACTGTTTACCAAAGCCGTAATCAATGCTGCATCCAGGGCCGCTGAAATCTCTGGAGTCATGCAGACTACAAACCTTCCTGAAGAGGAAACCGCAGCACTTGCAGATCCATTAACGATGATCGAGGTTGCTCGTAATAATCTTGTAAGTTTACCCGAAGGGTGGGAGTTGTCGCAACTCAAGGCCGAACAGCCATCCACGACATACGCGATGTTCAAACGCGAAATTATTAACGAGGCGGCACGCTGTATCTCCATGCCCTACAACATCGCGGCTTGTGATTCAAGCTCCTACAACTACGCATCTGGCCGCCTTGACCATCAGACCTATGATCGTGGTATCGAGGTCGAACGCGCAGAGATAACACACGACGTACTTGACCGGGTATATGCGGCATGGCTCGCAGAGTATCGCATAACGTCAGCTCTGAGCAGGGCGCAAATGGCCGAACTACAAGATCATGAATGGCACTTTGCCGGGCGCGGGCATGTTGACCCCAACAAAGAAGCCAATGCCGACGAAACGCGACTCAAGAACGGCACGCTGACCAGGGCGCGGTATTGGGCCAAACACGGCGCGGACCACAAGCGCGAAACATCGCAGTGGATCAAAGAAAAAATCGCGGCAGAGGTAGAATGGAACAAGGCCCGCCAAGACGCCGAACTTGAACCGGCCCCGTTTCCTTGCGCCGAGCCACAATCACAAACCATCGAAGTAGTTGAACAACCAGATGAGGAGCCAAAGAAATGAAGCATCCAATTATCGCAATCGGACAATGCAGGATCGTAGCAGCAGCGGCAATCGAAGGCGAAGCGGAGAAACTGCCAACTATCGAGATTGAGGCCTACAGCGGTGGCATTATGAACGTCGGCTATTATGGCCCGGTCGTGATTGACCTTGCTGGGTTGAAAGCCGAAGCATCAACCCCGATTCTGTACGCTCATAATGCTTATACTGTTGACAGTATTCTCGGACAGACTACCGCAATAGTAAATGACAAGAAGACACTTTCGATGGCTGGCGAAGTCATGGCTGATAGCGAAACATCACGCTCTGTCAAAACGTTGGCATCCAACGGTTTCAAGTTTCAGGCCAGCGTAGGAGTTGACCCGGAGAAACGTAGCTTTGTTGAGGCTGGCGTGGAAGCCGAAGTCAACGGCCAGAAATTGCAAGGCCCGTTTACGCTGGTCGAGTCGGGACAACTTAACGAAGTTTCAGTGGTTGCGATGGGAGCGGATGGAAGTACCTCCGCCAAAATCGCAGCAGATCAAGCAGGCGCACCGGTTGCGCCAAATAAGGAAGGAGTCAAGATGAAGAAACTTGACGCACAGGGTAATCCAATTGTGGAACCCGTAAATGACGGGCAACCGACCGCCGAGCAGATTCGTGCGGAAGCGGTTGCAGAACAGACCAGAATCGGCAAGGTGAGCGAAGTTGCAAAGGATCACGCAGAGATTGTCACACAGGCAATCGAAGGTGGCTGGACTCCAGAGCGTACTGAGTTGACTGTTGCCAAGTTGGAACTTGCGGCAGAGAAGAAACGTAATGAACGTCCAGGAACTCCGGCGATTCAGGGATTCCGAGGCAAGGAAGTCAACAGCGACATACTTGCAGCGGCTGTTTCGTTACGCGCTGGGTTGAAGGACTCCGAGAAAGTTCACGGCTCTGAGACGTGTCAGAAGGCGAGCGAGCTGAAGATTAACTCGTTTACGGATCTGGTACGGGCTGGAATGGCCGCGACTGGAAAGGTGTTGGAACACACGCGCCACGAGACGCGGGAGTTCTTGCAGGCCGCCTTCTCGACTCGTGACATCGCGGATGTTCTGAGCAACGTTGCCAACAAGTTTATTGCCGAAGGGTATGGCAACGTTGAACAGTCATGGCGTCGTGTGTCTTCGGTACGCCCCGTCGTGGACTTCAAGGCGAATACCGGAGTCCGACTGGTCATGTCGAATCTGCTTCAGGCGATGGCGCCGGATGGCGAGATTCAGCATGGATCGCTCTCTGACGAGACGCGTACTGTGCAGGCAGACACCAAGGCATTGATGATCGGCGTAACCCGCAAGGACATCATAAACGATGACCTGGGCGTCCTGTCGGACATCCCGCGCAAGCTGGGGTTTGCCGCTGCGCGCACCTTCAACACTGACTTCTGGGCGGCGTTTGAGGCGGCGGTTGCTACGGCATTCACATCGGACCACGCAAACACGACCACCGGAGTTCTCACCAGCACAACTCTTGCAACGGCTGAAACGTTGTTTGACGCGCTGTCGGATGCGGACGGAAACCCGCTCGGGACAGAAGCCTCAATGCTGCTTACCGGAAGCACGGCAAGCGGTCCGGCGCGCGATCTGTTTATCAGTCAGAACATGATTGGCGGAACATCGAAAACAACGGCTGGCAATCGTTACGCCGGAATGTTCGATCCTGTCAAGTCGCGCTATCTGAGCGCCGCGCCGTGGCTTCTGGTAGCCAATCCGATGGGTATTCCACTGATGGAGTCTGCGTTTCTGAATGGGCGGCAAGAGCCGTTTGTTGAGACGGCTGATGCCGAGTTCGAGTATCTCGGAATCATGATGCGGTGTTACTACGATTATGGCGTTGCCTTTGCTGAGTGGCGGGCTGCGGTGTATTCGACTGGTGCGTAAACAATATGGCAAATGGTAACGCGGCACAGTGTCGCGTTACCTAGCCAATCAAACAGGAAGAGAGAAGGAGACACAAAAGATGAAAACGATTATGAGTGTTTTGATTATACTGGTGATTGCTGCGTATGGGTATGCAGCGGAAGCAACCTATGTTGCCCCTGGGAAGATGGTTGATTACACGCCTTCTGCCGATGTTTCGGCTGGGGACATAGTAATCCAGTCAGGAATGGTCGGTGCCGCAACTACTGCAATTGACTCGAATAATCTCGGAGCTATTGCGGTTGAAGGTGTATTCGACATTGTGCAGGTAGCCGCGATTGTTGCAGCGGGAACTCCGATGTACTGGGATACTGACGGAAGCCCATATGGGGGGACTGTTTCCAATGGTGCCGCGACTGCGACATCAACTGGAAATACGTTCATTGGGTTTGCGCTGGAGGCCAGCACGGCTACTGATTCGACTGTGCGACTTGTGCTGAACAGTTCAATCGTGTCGGCATCTTCGGCAGGTACGTTTACGGTCGGAACGCTTGCCGTACAAACGAACGCGACTGTTGGCGGTACGCTGGCAGTTACGGGCGTGGGGACGTTTACGGCAGAGTCTGTGCATAATGGCGGGGTTGATACCGATTACGTCACTACCGACGCTGGCGATGGCGTGGATACAAAATCGGGCGGCGATTTGCCAATCGGTGCTTCAACCGCCACGTCTATCAGCATAGGCGATACGGGCGTTTATACCACGAACCAGGGACCGTTTGTTGCCAGCGAGGATATTGACAGTGACGAGCTAGACTCGGAAACGGCAACGACCCTGTTGCTCGGCAAGTCTACGGCTACCCGCGTTGAACTGGCTGACGCTGCTATAATCACGGACATTGAGGGTCCGGTTGTATTAAGCGAGGAAGTCAACTTCGTCGGTACGGCTTTGAACGTGACAAACCTGCAATCCGTTACGGTGACGCAGGGGGCTTATGTTCTGAATGGAATAAGCGGTACAATCCTCGGAACAAACACGATTACGCTTGTTGCTCCGAGTGCGGCTGGCAACCTCGTGTATCTCATGGTTGATCCTGCGTCAACGAACCTGATAGCCATTGCAGACAGCGGAACAGTTAGGGCCCCAGCAGCCCTCGAACTAGGCACTAATGCGACAGCAGTGCTGATGTCGGTTGACACTAGCTACTGGCTGCTTCTCAGCACAAGTGCTAATTAAGCTGGTAACGACAAATGAACACGCAGCCCCGTTCCGGTCACTCCGGGCGGGGCAGGCGATGAGATATGAAAAACCGGCCTTTCGAGGCAAACGACAGCCAGGGGAAACCATGAAGAAACG